CTCGTACTTTGACTTCGTCTTTCCGAATCATCTCGCCCAACCTTTGCACAGCTAGTTTCTTGTAGTCTACTTCGTCATCTATTGGAAACGGAGCTTCAAACTCCACCACAATAGTATGTTGCGAAAAAGCGTCAACAAACGTCGCTCTAAACATTCTAGTTCTCATAATTTACTCCTGAAAAAGTGCGAAGGTACGTCGGCACCAGTCGACGTACGAGCACGCACGCAAAGATGCTGGAGCTGGTTGGGATATAAGTGTGACACCAACTCCAGCACGGTAGTAATCGATTGGCAATTACCACCAACAAGAATAAAATACTTTTTTTCCCTCTGCTATCCATTGCAGTGCTCTCTCGCAAAAAAGTAAATCTTGCTCTTTATATTCACGCATTGCTTCTTCTTGAAACTGTTGCCCCCAAAAGAAACCATCAGAACAAAACGGCAACTCATCATTAATAATTAGTTCCCGTAAAATCTTAATGTCTTCTTCAAACAATTCTAAATTCTCAGCATTAAAGGAGCCCATCACACCAATTGGCACTTCTTCGCCTTTACGTGTGTGGTACAACTCCATCATAAACTGCTGTAACCTAGCGTGTTTACGCCATTCAAATTCACACTTAATCTGCGGTTTGGCAGTATCAATGTGAACAACCTTTGCATCTGGTGTGTCTTGTTCAGACCAACCAGCCATCATATCTAAGCCCATAATAGTCTCCGTTAGTTAAAATACATTAGAAAGCACACTAATAAAATCAATGGGCTTTTTGTGTATAAATGATATTTCAATGGATTGTCAGCAACCCACATATCAATCTTAGTTAATCTAGTCATTTGTTTCTCCGTAACAAGTGCCTACCAAACCAGGTCGAGTGTTTGGTAGGACTTGTAATAAGTGCCTACCGAGTAATCGAAACATCAACTCGGTAGGACTTGTTAAAATTACGCTCTGTCGAACGACTCTTGAATGCGAACATTACCTTTTTCTTTGGTAATAGCACCTGTAGCTTGAATCTTATCAAAGCTATATTTAGCTAGTCTTGCACAACGTGTCATGACATTTTGTTCAACACGGTCTCTGGATATACCATCGTGTTCAAATCCAAAGTCTTTACTAAGAGCTTCCAAAGCTTGTTTAAGCACTCTTGCTTTGTAACCTAAAGCGTACATGTCTTGCTCTCTTTTAAGTAGCCATTCTTCTGGCTCTTCTTTAGAAGCAGACAATGCTTCAACAACTTCATAAGCAACTGAAGCAAACTCAGCCCAAGTTTTGTTACACAAGTTTAAGAACGCAAAACCAGTCGAAGCTGGGTCTACATTTAGTAACACTGACTGACCATCGCAAACCAGCGATATATCTCTGTCAAAGACTTGCTCTTCAACACCGTTAGTGTCATCTACAAACAACATTGGTGAATTCAATTTCTGGTCAAAAATGTCCATAATTTCCTGCACAACAGTCTCGTTGTAAGTAGGCTCACCAGCAGCATTGAACGCATACTTACGATGGTACCAATGATTGGCTGGCAAAGTTATTGTGGCTTCGACAGAATTATCTTCTGCCCCCTGTGGTGCAAGATCAAGTTCTTGCTGACTTTCATTGGTTGATTCAACCATTTTTACACTCCTATAGTAGTGGTTAATGTTACACATGCGTACGCATGCACTTTATTCGATTGACTTAACATCAATCAGAATCCTTTTTATACTTAGGTTTAGGCATTGAACTTATACATTTCATAATGTAGTAGTTGCTTTCATAAGTATACGATTCGTGTTCTGGGAACAAATCGTCAGCGTTTTGTATAGTACAACCGCCTAGATATTTCCCATCACACACGCGAGTCTCATTGCCAACGCTCTTGGTAGAGCTTTCAATATGACCCCAACGATCCCTAACACCTTTCTTTTTACTGCCGCTCATGAATCCTCCGCAAGTTCACGCATAAGTTTATCGTACTCACGCTTGCTTTTCTTAAGGTCTCTTGCACTTTGGCTATAAATAGCTTCAATAGTAAGAAACCAACCTACGAATGCCCCTAGGGCTAGACTTAGTAAAATTTCCATAATATCTCCATAATATTAAATAATTAATCACATAAACAACCATCGACGAAATCCTTCGAAGAAGGATTTGAAGCTTCCCAACGCTCCCCATGGAGCTTCCGACCGCTTCCCATCGCTGTTTGTGGTACATAGTGGTACAGCTGAAACCCTTATGTTTACTACCTTTTTGGTAAATGGTGTACCAGTAACAAATGTTAGGTGGTACAGCTGAAACCCGTGCGGTAGCTGTGTTTCGTGGACTTTGTACCATTTGTACCGGTTATTTAACGAATCGAACAACGATTCTATAACCACGGTCCACGGTCTATTACTAAAGCTAACGCTTCGGTACTGGTACATCTGGTACACTTCGTGCTTCATTCCATGAAAGCCAGTCCCCGGACCGTTTTCCGGTGTACCGCACATCGTGTTTGTACGTGGTACAAAGGTGGTACACCCGGTACACCGCGTGCTCTCATCCGATACTCTAGAGCACACACCAACGGTCCTGTAACGTTCCATCACTAACGTGATGATAGTAATATAGCACACCGATGATAGTAATAGCACACTCATAATAGTTTCCATTGCTTTAAAAAAAAAGCTAAGGAGCCCCCGAAGGAGCTCCAAAGCTTGAAGGGCTTAGCCTTGGCGTTCGTAACCACCTTTCTCGTGGTTGTAAACTACTGGGCTAGGGCGTTTCGCCGCTGGCTCTTCTTGTTTAGGCGTTGCACCATTAACAAACTCTTCTTTGGCGAAGAGATATGCCTTACCTGCTAGGCGAAAGGGACTAGCAGCTAAAGCTTTTAGGGAAGGAGTTTTGAATTTGATATTCATATTACTCACCTAAAGGGTTGGCTACATCAACGCCTGTAGCTTTAGCGGTTCTTCTTCTCTTAGGCTTGCCATTGGCAGAGCCATTAGCATATCTAGGACTTGCTGGGTCGTCTTGAGATGGGAATACAACCATACGCTCACCAGTTGTTTTATTAAAGATGCTAATGGAGATGCCTTTGTTGAAGTTCAAAGTTGCGGAATATAAAGTTCCAGTGTTTTGAAGCTCACCATCTAGGTCTTCCAATGTGACATCCAATACGATGCCCCCACCTTTAGTCCAAGTTTTAATTTTCCCTTTGCCATCATTTTTGGCAGGGTCCGGTTGCAAAGAAATGTCTTTGCTATCTATAAAAGTAATACTCATTGTATCTCCTTTGTTTAGAGTTAATGCATCAGGAGCCAATCTCCCGATGTCACATAAGTCCATTGAAGAAGGTGGACGAATGTCCAGCTTTTTCTGACAAGGTTCCACGACAGTAAAATGCAAAACAAGGTTCCAAATGCTAAATCGGGGAAAGGGGTGCTGCAACTATGATAGTAAGGACAATGTCTGAGCAGTAAAATACAATTTTTTACTGAAAAAAATTTTACAAAAAAATTTCACAAAAAAATTATTACCCTATATAGTGACTAAGCATGAGCACAAAGAAATGTGCGGGTTGCGGAAAAAGTTTCCCCAAAAGTAAATATAAGTCTTCCAATGCTAAAGGAGTTTTCTACCGGTCAACTTGTCTTGGCTGTCGTACTATTGCAAGAAACAAGAAAAAAAGTGGTTCTCCAGAAGCATATCTAAAAAGTTTATATCACCATCTAAAATACTCTAGAACTAAAAATAACAAAGATGTGGTTTGGGATATTCAACCAGAAGATCTTGTAAAAGTTTGGGAGAAACAAGAAGGTAAGTGTGCACTTACTAATTTATATATGACTTACCATAAAGATGGGCATGGTAAAAAAGATTTGAACGCTTCAATTGATAGAATAGACCCAACTATTTGGTATATACCGAGCAATATTCAATTAGTTTGTAGCAGAGTAAATATTTTAAAACACAACTTATCTGAGGACTTATTGTACTGGTGGTGTAAAAATATAGTAGAATTCAAAGAAAATGACTGATAAAGAAGAGAATTTTGAACAAGAAAGGGCCGAGCTTCAGTCTCACTACCCTTACGCAGATGTAAAACTAAACGAATTGAGTGTTCAAGAAGAGCGTTTACTTTTATTTCACCTTCGTGGTATGTCCAAAGCAGCAGCTGGTAGAGCAGCTGGTTATACTAACAATGAGCATGTTTATAAAATATTTAAAAAACCCGCTGTACACAAAATGCTGGCCAGGATGCGTGCAGAATTTAAAGAAGAAATTAAGTTTGATAAACAACAAGCTACTTCTATGTACTTAGAAGCGCACCGTAAATCTGTAACAGCTACTGAAGAAAAAGTTATTACTGATTCATTGTGCAAGCTCCACGGTCTATTTGCACCAGAACATGCGACGCAAATAAATATAAATCTTGATAAAACAGTTCAACAACTAGAAAAATTACCAGATGCTGAATTGTTAAAAATAGCAGGAACTGATAATCAATATCTAATGCCAAAAAAAGATGGAAATAAAAAAGATTGAATGTACCACTTGTAAATCGTTACATCCTGAAACGTTGTACCCAGGAGACGATCAAATATGCGTATATTGTAAAGCTGATGAAGCAGAGCGTTTAGTTGCTCCTCAAACAGAAGAACCAGTAGCAGTAGAAACAGTTGAACAAACTGAACAAGAAAAAGCACAACAAGAGTTAGCAATGCGCGCTTTGTCACGTAAGCACTTATTACCTTTTGTTGAAAGATTTAATTCTGATTATGTAGCAGGTTGGGTACACAAAGATATTTC